CCCACAGTTATTGACAGGACTCCGAGGCGCGCCAGAGGCGCTTTTTAAAGTCAAAGGATCAAGGTCAACTTCAACGGCCTTGCTAACGATGCGCCATTGAGTCTCGCGAGTTTTGTGGATGTGGTTTTCACCAAGATGCGGCGCAAAGATGCCGACAACCTTCGGGACTTCTTCGTCGTATTCGTTGAGTTCGTCGGCAATCTCGCGAGCGACACGAACGGTCTGTAAATCTCTTGCCACATTTGCACCGCCTTGCGCCTCGATATAGGCCGCAAAGTCACCACTGTCGGCAGCGGCTCGCACAGCCTCGACGCTTTCATCAAAACTATCGGCGATACTGATACCGCGTAGGCTTTGGCTGCGACACTCGCGGTATGCGCCCATGGTAGGAATGCCGATCGGGTGAAACTGCGGAATACGCCAAATAGATGCCCATGCCGTCACGGCTGCGGCGGTCTGGGATAAGGGCTTGCCAGTGTCATGGTCTATTTCACCATCAAGCGCATAGCCGTCGATATTCTTAGAAACGTATTTAGCGATGTAAGCTACCGCGCCACCTTTGTTAAGGTGTTTACACTCAAAGCGCTGCTTACGTGCTCCACGTTCGTCACCGTCTTCTTTTAACGCGTAACGTTGCATAATCTCGACAATGGCCGCGCGCTGTTTGCGATCGCAAAACAGCACCATATGCCAGTGGGGCGTACCATCGTGATGAGGTTCGACAACTCGAATCCCGTAGACGTTTAGATCACGGTCTTTAAATGCGGTGCGCATTTTGCTCCAGATGCCAACTAGATAGCGCTGGCCGTCTTTGGGGGAAAATGCTTCTCCGTCCCATTTGTGATTAAGCTGACATTGTTTGTCACGCTTGTTTTTTACTGTGCGGGTCGGGTGATATTTCGATGGGGTGGTGATAGTGACAAACATACCGATGTGATTTTTTTCAGCGGCATATTTTCCGATACCGTAGATGGTGCTCATTAACTCCATGCGGCGAATCTCAGGGTTAGAGATACTTGCCATGACTTTATCAATCAGGTCGATTCGCTCGCCGGTTTCGACGTTCTCAAGGTCGCACCCTTTGAGGTATTCCATATTGGCCGCCCGACGGGCGCGAACATCACTGATCGCCTGCTTACTGGCATAGGATGAGCGTTTAAAATTGACTTCACCGGCGGCGATAAGCAGAGCCTCACGCCATTGGGTGCGCTGCGCTTTGAGTTTACGTATCCACCATTCATCATTGATTAGGCGCATGATGCTGCGAAATGCGCCGCGCATATCTAACTTTCCCTTGCGGAAACGTTGCCAGTGCATTGGCGTGATATTAAAAGCGCGAGCTGCGCCAGCGACATGAGCATAGAGATCGACCTGAGCCTCATCGGTAAAAATCTCCGCTTGCTCATGACATTCGAGAAATGTGTCGCTCAGTTCCTCGTAAGCTGAATACAACTGAGCCGCAATGCGACCGGCCAGCCGCTTTAACTCTTTATCGTGCATATCAGGCAAGCCGCGATAAATTTCTAACTCAGTTAAAAAACGCTGTGAGGCTTTCACATTCATGTCGAATTTAGTGTTAACAAATTCGAGTCTCGGGTGGATGCGCGGCAAATAAACTTTGTATAGAAACCGGTGTGCAGCCAGTATCCCTTGCGTGTTTAACAGGTAGTTATGGCGCTCAAGGAAAATCTTGCTGAGGAAGTAGGGTAATGCGTCAATTTTGCGCAAGGCGTCTTGCCCCTGAAGGAATTCTTCACGGGTAAGAGGTCTCTCTTTTCCAATGGCTTCTCGCGGCGCATTCCAGCTATATGCGCCCACAAAAGGCGCTTTAGGTTCAGCGTTAAATGCTGGCGGTGGCGTGGGGGCGACTCGCCCCCTATTGATGATCGGGCTCAACTTACTGAGCCTTTGGGTGATGTTTGGAGAATGCCTCCTGACAAAGCTTTCCAATACTTCCAATCTCAGCCGCTATCCCTGCGATGCTAGTCACGGTCGAGTTGCGAACATGGCGATTAACCAGCTCGGTGACAAGCTGGTTTAGGCTTGGAAAATAGGCGATAGGGTCTAGCCATTCTTCACCTGCTTTAGAGCCTTTTTGTGCAACCTTTTTTTGATTAAGGATGTATTGAAGAGAGTCAGAGGTAATAACAAACTCTTTGCCGATGGGGATACGGATCATTTCGCACCCCCAGCGGCCATAGCCTTAATTACTCCAAGAGTGGTTAAACAATCAGATAGTGCGCGATGTGCTGAGCCTTGGATGATTACCCCTTGCTGCTCGGCTGCATTAGTTAACTTCTGCCATTTATAGCCACCGCGTCTCTCATCTTTATGACCATAAAACTCGGCATAGGCCAGCATGGCACACTCAGAATACTCGCCCAATAATTGACTAAAGCCCCCACCTCCCAAACCATACAAACATGCAGTCTGGTTCATCATTCGGGTATCAAAATCAGCGTTATAAATAACAAATTCATGAAGTTCATATAGAGCCACCAAAACACCATGCACATCCCGCCACGTCGGTGCATGAGCAACCATTTCGTTAGTGATTCCATGGATCGCAGTCGCTTCCTCAGGGATTGGCTTAGTTGGCTTAATCAAAGTATTCAGCATGATTAAACCTCTGGAATCTATAATGCATATTTCCACTATTTCATCATTTTCACTAAGACCAGTTGTCTCCGTATCTAGTAATAAAAAATAGCGACTTCCTACCCAGCTCTGAGCTTTCTGTTGCAGTCTCTGTTGAGGTGTCATATTCATTTCCTTATTTATTTTCAAGTTGAATTAATGCCTGTTGGCTTAGCTCATTAAAGTGATGGCTTTCGCGCATAAGCTCGGATGGTGTTTGGATTGTTTTCAAATAAATACCACGCTTAACGCACAGGTTTGTAATGTCTGCAATTAAAGTTAATTTATTTGAATACACAGCGCGCACAGGATAATTGTTTTCCTTAGTCTCTTTATCCATTCTGATATCAGAAAGAATAAATGAACTATCGTTACACTTAGCGACGGCAAACCAATTATTAATAAAAACCCAATTAAATGTTTTAGCCATTAGTAAAACCCTCGATGACTTAAACCCTCGTTGTGTAGCTTGATAGATTCCTGTGTCACAAGCTCGACTAGCTCATCTTTCGATAGCCCTTCTTTTTGAATATGTACGAGAATCTCATCGAGTCGAGCTGAGAACATAATTGCCGCGTCAGCCTTAGCCTCATTACGAGCCTTATTTAATAGCCGCTCTTGTATTTCTGCTTCGGCTTTTCGGTGCATCTCTTGGCCGACCGTTTTATACATATGCATAGTGAACCTCAGATAATAGAAAACCCGACGTAATAAAACGCCTATTAAATAACTTCGTATTTAATTAATGGAGATATTGCTCGGGTTTAACCGCTGTTAATACTGTGGGGGCATATCTAAATAAGCTAAATAATTCACGCAAAGCACGAAATAGTTTTTCACGCCATAGGCATGTTTCATCATCCATATGCCAATATGGTTGGCTAAACTCTTTATCAGTGAGCCCAGCATGACGGAAAAGTGTTCTCCGCTGACTGACTGTCAGGCGACCGATAAAACCAGATTTACTAATGCCGTGTTTACGATATTCGGCAAATGCGCGGCTTAGTTCAGCGATGACACAAACCACACGCTCGCGATCGGCGTCGTTCATTTCCTCTAGTTTAACCACTGCATAATGCTGTTTTAAAAACGCATGAAAGCAAATTGTCGCCCGTTCGCGCTCGGTCATGCGGTTGTAAAAATCACAGGTTTCGCTCCAGCGTGGAACGGCGAGATGCTGGCTAATGATGGATCGCAAACCAGCAGGGAGTTTTTTGGTTGATTCTAGCGTCACAACTGTCATCTTTGCCCCCATGGAATAAAGCGGTTAATACCTTTGGTTTTACCTAAACTTCGACCTCGGATAATGATTCCTTTGCGGCCTTTGCCGTGGGTAATTCGTACATCAAGTGCGCGAGTTGTCTGATGGTTCCAGAGTAACGGCGCAATTGATATTGGGGTATTTAAAGTATTCATAAGCCAATCCATAGGAGCCATGCATCACGCAGTTCTTTTGGACGACTGTAATAGGCGTCTTTCATTGCACGGTTGAATTCAGGTATATAAACCCAATTCTCGGCTCGTTTGGGATTAGGGTTTGCGGGGTTCTGCCAAGGAATCAGAGGCAGTTTATTGTTATCTACCATCGTCTTGACTGCAGAAACTTCTTTACCGATCAACTCAGCAAACTTCTGATATGGAACGGCATCAACAGGATGCTTAATCTCATAAACCTCTTTACTCATCTGTGCTAACCTCTCTTTTAGATCCAACTGCTTACACCTGCTTAAACATGCTTGTGTGAGTGGTTGGTTTTTTACGGCCTAAATGGTTTTACGTGTGGAACCTTTTGGGGTGAGTTTAGTTTTACGCATGGAACCTTGTCAATGAATATGTCAAAAAAAATCAGGGCGATTCGTCGTGCTGAGAAATTAACGCAGATGAAGTTTTGCGAACTAGCAGCTATTCCACTTAGTACGCTCAAAAACTATGAGGGGGGACACGCAGAGCCGAGTTTAAACACTATTCTTCAGTTAACGCAGCATCCTCAATTCGAAAAATATACCTTGTGGTTAATGACGGGCAAAACAGCACCTGAGGCCGGGCAAGTAGCACCGGATCTCGCACACGATGGGCAAGACGAAACAACCTCGTCACACTCAGGCCGCAAGACTGGCTAACCATTCACGGTGCTTATCTTTGCCGCAAATGCCATGTAACAACTTGCCATACATATACACAAAAAGTAGTAGGTAACACCCCAGTGAACTGGAGGGCTTCGAAATGACAATTAAGAAGCTCGATGATGGTCGCTATGAAGTGGACATGAGACCGGTTGGACGTGCAGGACGCCGAATTCGCCGGAAGTTTGATCGCAAAAATGAGGCTATTGCCTTTGAGCGTTATGTTAATGCCAATGCAAAGCAAAAAGAGTGGATTGGTGGTGATAAAGATCGTCGCTTACTCAGCGAGTTGTTTGAGTTGTGGTGGCTTTATCATGGACAAAATCAGAAAAATGCGGAGCTTGTTAAGACGCAATTACTAAAAACTATCCGCGATTTGGATGACGTCGCAGCATCGCGCCTAACTGTTCGATCTCTAATGGAGTACCGATCACGCAGGTTAATAGCTGGTGTTCAGGCGTCGACCATAAATCGTGATTTAACGCGCTTATCAGGGATGTTTAGTGTCTTGATTAAAGCGGGGGAATACTTAGGGGAACATCCTGTCAGGGGCTTAGAACGTTTGAAAATAAAACAAACGGAAATGAGTTTTCTCTCGGGGGATGAAATTTCTCTCTTACTGTCTCAACTGGTTGGAGATTATCGGCGTATTGCCATTTTGTGCTTGAGTACTGGCGCACGATGGGGAGAGGCCAGCCAACTCAAAGCTGAGCAACTTGTTAATAATCGGGTAACGTTTCTTGAAACCAAAGGCGGCAAAAAACGGATTGTACCAATTTCACAGGTTGTCTTTGACGAGGTGAAAACGAAGGAGTCCGGCAGGTTGTTTGACGCTAGTTACTATGATTTCCGATTGATGATTAGAGCAATAAAACCTGATATGCCAAAAGGGCAGGCTTCTCATGTTCTCCGGCACACTTTCGCTTCTCATTTCATAATGAATGGCGGGAATATTATTGCTCTGCAAAGAATATTAGGTCATAGCACTATTCAACAAACGATGACCTATGCGCATTTTGCTCCTGATTACCTACAGGATGCGATTGCTCTAAATCCTTTGTCTGGTAGTACGGAAATTAATCAGTAA